TTATTTATGTAGTATTTTATAATATTTAATAATTTTTTTGTTATATTTTTATTATTTACATTATTTGCATTATTGTATGTATGATTCAAATATTTTGTTATTAGAATCATCAATAAATTTTTATTGTTTATGTTATCTTCATATGTTAAATGTGTATTTTTTCCTATTTTCCAAAATAATTCTATATAATTTATTGGCATATGAGTAAATAAATATATCAAAAAACTTCCTTTTTTATCATCTTCTTTATATAATAATTCTTCTAATATATTTTTGTAATTATTTTGCATCATTATTAAAATTTCATACATATAATTATATGCTTCTATTTCTATTAAAAAATGGAAATCTATATAATCTTTATCTATTAATATATTAATATCTAATTTTGTAATTATTTTACGGAAAATATTGATATCAATATTTGATAAAATACATAAAGAAATTGATCCATATATTACTGATTTTGTATTTTTTATATAATCAATATATTCTTCTGCATTTTTTAGTTTTGAAATAGTTTTAAGATGATTTCCTATATCAGTCCCATTATATAATTTATTAGATACTTTTAACATTATTATAATAATATTATAATATAATATAATTATAATACTATTATCTATTGTGTGGTTCTATATATTTTATTTTTAAGATATCAAATAATTCTTTTTCATTATGTAAAACAATCATATTATTATTTTTATCATAAAGTCCATATTCATTCAATTTATAACCCTGTTTTTTCGCTATTTTGCGTATATTTTGGTTGAATTCATATGAGCCTGTAAAATATAATAATGCCGGAAAAAATGATATCATTCCTACCATTCTTATATCTATACGTCTTATTGGATTATTTTTATATTTTGCAAATCCCATATATTTAGTTTTATCTGTCGTTGTTAAATCTTCTACTATAAAATTATTTTTATGCAATGCTTCCACTACTTCCGTCAAATATGTTGCTTTATATACTTCTTTCTGATAAATTACATCTGTATGCACTAATAAAACATCTATATCACCAGATGTAGCTAATCCTCTTCTATATGATCCACATAATACAAATATTAATTTTTTACTAATTTTTTGTATAATTTCATCCAAATAAGATAAAATACTATTCATTTCTTCTCGTGGTATATCTCGTTTATATTTATCATGATATTTTAACCCTAACATTATTTTATCATTCAATTTTATTGTTCCATTTTTCACTTTATTTTTTAGATCATTTATAGATGTAATATTATGTTCTTTTATTAATTTTAATGCTTTTTTATCTCCAATATTAATAATAGAGGATAATTCAGAAACAATATCAGATTTTTTTGCCATAATTTTTAATTTATTATCTAATTCTGTTAATTCTTGTAAAGAATTTGTATCGATTATTTCAATAACACGATTAATTGTTCCCTTACCAATACCTGGTATTTTTGAAAAATTATCTATTGTTTTATGCGTTAACTTATAATCTAATTGTTTTATTATATCTAATGAATTAGTTAAATGTCTAATTCTATATATATTTTTATCTTCATCATCTATAACTTTGTCTAATTTCTTTAACAATACTAATAATTTTTCAAATATATATATAATATTATCATTGAAACTCATTATATATAATACATATATATTATATATAACATGTACTATTAATAAAATAAATAAAAAATAAACAAACAAATCATAAGCAACAATTTTAGCAATAAATAAATGTATTTACTTAACTATAATTTATTTATTACTTATATGACTTTATAGTATTTTCATCAATACAATAACTTTATTGCAATGCATTTTTAACTACAGTTATTTTTTTTTAATTAATTATATTTATTATAAATAAAATAAGATATTTCTACTTTTTATTTTTATTATACACATAACACTTGATTAAATACATATATTATGATTACTTTATAATTTTTTATTTACTAATTTGATTTGTTATGTATATTAGTAGCGTAATATCTGTACATCACCAAAAAAAGGAACTTTAACATAATCTTGTTCATTGTGAATATAAATACAATTAGGTCCATAAAAACTTAATTTTTCATATACTGGTTTTTTAGGAATATTGCAACATTCGCACACGGCATCTTTAATTATTCGTCCCTTGTATTTTATCACGCGAAAACAATAAGATTTATATGGACCAGTGCTGTATTTGTAAGGATCTTCAAATTGATAAAACCATTCCATTTCATAGATTAAACACATATAATCAGTTAGATTATTTAGTGTAAAAATATTTTTTTTTTTCAATTTTCTAGTGCTTATAATGTAAAAAGTTACATTAAAAGGCTCAGCATAATTATAATATTTTCCATCACTGTTTGTAAATCCTAAAAAGGTGTACTTGAATGGCATAGCATATCCCATAGCGTAGTAAGCTTCTGCCTTGGTCTTGCGGTAAGTGTCTTCCTTTGTCTTGTGGTAAGCGTCTTCCTTTGTCTTGTGGTCAGTTTCAACTAATTTTGTGTGAAAAGAGCTTGTTTTAAGTTGCCAAGAAATAAAATTATTAAAATATGATTTCAAATCTGTATTTTTCCGATATTTTCCTACTGAAGGAATTGGGATAGAATCAGATCTTACATGCAACACAATATCAATATGTAGTGTATTTTCTTTTGTTGCACAAAAATGTTGTTTAACAAATGAATTAATATCTATCCCAAATGTAGCACCAGCTACATATGCATTATATAGATCAAATGCTGATCCAATTTCTTGCATAAATGTGTTTACTGTTTGTTTTGTTTTGGAAATAATCATTCATCATTTTTCTAATTTCATTATTGCATAAGCTATGGTTGGGATTTGGCAATATACAATGTAATATATTGAAAAACATTACAGGCATATGAGTTGAATTTTCTGTCTTATTTAAATACATAAAACTAGCAATTAGACTACATAAATTATGATCAATATCAAATTTTTTATTATCATTTTGATTTGATGTCATAGTTTTGTGTAAGCGTATTCTTTATTTTTTTAGCGTTAGTTATAATACAATTTTAATAAAGATATCTATTAATTATAGTTTCAATTTTTATTATACTTATCTACTTAATTACACTACAAATAAATTAAATAATATTTATAAACCATAATATTATTATTTATAGTTTAGTATAAGCCAATATATAAACATCGGATGACGCATTTTCTATTATTTTTTCATCTACTATACTAACATTACTATCATTAAATAGAATCCATTTATTTATAGAATCATTATATGCAATACATGTATAATGTCCAAATTCTAAACTACCATATTGATTTATTATTGATGTTAATTTATATTTTGTTTGTATATTTGTAGCTAATACATCTTTATCTACATATGGTGCTATATCTAAAATAGTATCAAATTTAATTGGTGTAGTATTTTTATTTTGCATAAAATCAAATCTACGCAATGTCAATATTAATGTTTCTGGCAATTTAAATATTGTCTGTATTTTTAATGCATCTGATTTTACTCCACATGTATCGCATTTACGTTCATTAATAATTTCTTCTTTGAATGACATAGTTAAACAATCAGTAATATTATATGTTTTATTTCTATAAATCCTGTCTATTGCTTTTTGTTGTCTCATTTTTTCATACATTTGTTTATATAATTCATTCATTTTATTAGCATTTCCATCTAGCATTTTTATATCTTCTTGGACTTCTTGGACTTCTTGAACTTCTTGGACTTCTTGGACTTCTTGAATTTGTTTTTCAGCTAATATATGAAATACATTATTTGTATTATTTTTATTTTCATTATCTATATTATTTAATTCATTTTGTATTAATTGATCTGATATTTTTAATGTTGAAATGTCAATCCATAATGTAGTTTCATCTACATAATTAAATGTATTAATACCACAATTTTTACATATAATAGTATTAATAATTCCAGTATCAAATAGATCACTTAACTCACTATAATTTTTTTTACATTTATTTTCAAAATATTTATATTTTATAAATTGTTTAACTGTATATGGATATATTTTGGCCAATTCATTTATTGTATTATCTGTCATATTAGTATTTAAATAATCAAATATTACTTTATCATTATCACTTAATTTTAATTCTAATTTACATATACTACCTATATCATTATCTACAAATTCTAATAATTTGCGTAAACATTCATCTGCATCTTGTTGTTGTGGGGCTAAAAATATAGAATGTTTAGCCCCTAACAAGTTTCTAAATGATATAGCATTAAATATTTGTAAATTTGTATATGTATTTAACCAAATTGGCTCAAATAATTGTTCAAATTGAAATGCCATAGTTGTAATAAAATATAACATCACTTCTTTATAATTCATATACTGTCCATTTTTACATTTTTCCTGATTCATTGCAATATATTTTTTCAATAAAATATTATGATATTTTTGATCTAAAAAAATATCTCTGTATTTTTTAATATTACTTAATAACTGTATAACAGCATTTATATAACATGTATATGCTCCTTTATTATATAATCCTATTACTCCAGGATGATGTACTGTAATTGGTTGCATTATGTATATATATTATATATAACATAATAGATATATTGGAAAATATTTTCAATATTTATATATAGGTAAGCGCTTATCTATTAATTATCAACGCATTATTAATATATAAGTTGGCGCTTATATGTATTAATTATTAATGCGTTATTAATATATAGATAAGTGCATATATCTATTAATTATCTACGTGTTATTAATATATAGATCTATTTTTTTATTTCTTATTATTAAATATTTTTTCATATCTTCTGTTAGATTTATATTTACTATATTACCATTTATAATATTACCCATTTTTCTATTATTATTTACCATATCCTTTCTAATTATTATTTTATTTGTTTCTGGATCTATTGACCAATAATTTAAATCAAATGTTGCATGTAAATCTCTTCTTAATAATATACCATTATCAATATCATAATTTTCATTAATAGATCTTGGTATAATATGTGCAGCTTCGCATAATTCTTCATCCATTCCACTTATAATGCAATATTTATCTCGTTTTATAATTTTTTCACGGAATGTTTTTTGATCTAATCTTATTTCTGAATCTTCAACTAATTTAACATTATATAAATATATATAAAAATTCACAACTTCTTTAAATATTTCAGATATATTACAATCATATTGTGCATAATCATTATAGAATGAACGACTTATTTTTATTGTATTTGATAAATCATTTGATAATTTAATATAATTCATTTATTAATAGTTATTAATAGTTTATACATAATACGATTATAAAATAAAAATTGCAATTTTTATTTTATAAGCATTATATATCATTATATATATAAACACAATGAACTACTACATTATTGATGATTATATACAAAATATATATAATTTAGTGATATCTTCACAAAATATACATAATCTATCTTTGTCATTAGATATTGAATATGATATTTTATATACATTTCGTGATAATTTTGATATCATTAAAACGTTGTTAAATCACCTCAAAAATTTTATTAATATATGTAATTTAAATAATCTTGATTATAATGATGAACTTAATAATTTTGAATCATCTATTATAATTAATAGTCATAAATATATCATTCTACATTTCCTTATAAACAAATTAAATTGTTCTAATTTAATTATAAATAACAATATTATAAATATAGAAGATGAAGAATATGTAGAAGATGAAGAAGAAGATGATTATATTTTAAATCCAAAAATATTTTTTGCACATCAACATAAATGTATGGATAAAATAAAAGAACAAAATTTTAAATCTGGAATAGTTGCAATGATTATGGGTTCTGGTAAATCATTTTTAATTTTAAATACTATTCAACAACATTTTTCATTATATAAAGAAAATAAAATATATATCATATATACACGAAGTATTAATATATTAGATAAATTATTTTTAAAAGATGGCAAATTAGATCCAAATAAAATTAATACATATGCTATTGATGGAATTATAAATATGAATCAATTTAATTTTTATGAAAATTTGCATTATAAAAAAATGCATATATTTGATCTTAGTAAGCCATGTATATTAATTATTAATGAAGATTATATGAAAACTATATACAAAGATTTCAATGTTGATGATATAGGTTTAATAATTAATGATGAATGCCATGCAGTTTCAGCAAATCAAAACTTCACTATGTTGGAATATTTCAAAAGTTATGGAAAATCAATTATTGGGTTTTCCGCAACTCCTAGTAGAGGTACCAAAAAATCTAATGCAAATCTTAAATCTATATATTCTATTGATGGAATACATCTTAATATTATATATAATTATACACTATTAGATGGATTACAAGATGGTATAATATTGCCATTTTACCACATTGTAGCAACAGCAACTATTGATAATATAGATGATATGGATGATTTTATAAAGGAAAATATAAATAAATATATATGTAATAATGAATCGCATGAGGTTTCCAAAGCTAAATCATCTTCTCTTTTACCATATAAAAAAGGTGTATTATGGACTAATAGGATTATAAATATAGATCATATAGAAAAAGTATTATATGATGTAATGCCAAATACAACTATTTATAAATATCATTCAAAAACAGATTATAAAGGATATGAAACATTTTATGAAACTAAAAACAATGGATTATTATTATGTGTTAATTGTGTAAAAGAAGGTTCTGATATACCATTTATTGACTATGGCATTTTTTGTGATTGTGTCAAAAAAAGAGCTATACATGTTATGATGCAATGTATAGGTAGAATAATGAGACCAGATGATTTGAAATTGAAAAAATATGCATATATAATAGAAATAATAAATACAAAAAATGGAGAAGATATAGATAAATTAACAGTGCAAAAAATTATTGATTACTATAAAATGATCTTAAATTTGCAATATATAGACAATGATGATTTAAAAAATATTATGGATAATAATTTAATACAACAAATGATTGAATTATTTAATAATACTTCTATAAATGAAGAACACAATGAAATACAAATATATATGACACCAGATAATCCATGTATAATTAAAACTACTATAACAACTATGGATTGGTCTAATATAAAAACTATGTTAAAAAGTGAATTAGAACATACTATACAAATAAATCCAATGACAATTTTAATAAAAGAATATGAAGACTATGTGCAAAAAATAAAACCATTTAATTTCAAATCTGATAAAGAATATTATGCAAATGTTAATAATAATAATTTAATACCCTCACCCGTTATTAAATTTAATGATTGTTGGAAATCATGGCACAATTTTTTATCAATCAATAAAAATAACTATACTCTTAATAAAAAACAATTTTATAATCTATGCAAAACTAATAATATAACCACTTATAATCAATATTATAACATGTTTAATAATAATAAAAATATGCCTATGATGATAGGTGAATATTTTGATAAAAAAAATAATGAAGATGTTTTTAATATGAATATAGATGAACAATAAATATTTTAATTTATCACACATTTTACAAGTATCTATATATAATGATGTATTGACTATATATAAATTTCGCGCAATTTTATAAGTATCTATATATAATTATGTATTGGCTATATATAGATTTCACGCAATTTTATAATTAATAATGTATTAGCT